GTGTGTTTATCCGCGGTCGCTCCTGCAGGTGCTTCTAGTCCCCAAGGACGATAGTAACTACCCCAACGCTCATTGTCAAAAGGTTGACCATCTACTGATGCTTCAAACATTTCTTTAATGATACGTAACTCTGCTTCATTAGGCTTCTTAGGTAAGAAGTCTGTTAAGTTGAACAAACCATGTGCTTCAATTGCGGATTGTTCGGACTCATTCAATGGTGATTCTTTACGTGCCCAATTACTAGTAGAGTAATCTGCATAACCACCTTTACTTGTTTTCTTAATGTTGAAGTCAACACCGTGCAAGTAATCTGTTGGCAATTCTTCCATTTCAGGATCCATCAAACTAGATTTAATCACATTGAAAATTTGTGAACTGATAACAAATCTGCGAATTGGGTTTGCAGGAACTTTGTCATCACCTAGTGGGTTTTGACGAACAAAACCCTGAAAAATATAACTGCGTTTCTTCCAATACTTGTTTGCCATTTCTTTCAATGTCTCATCCTTATACCAAGGACGAACTTCTGCCAAGATTGGACAAGTCTCGCCAGTACCATACATTTCAATACAAGGTACTTGAACGATTGTTTGTTTGATGTTGGGATCACCCTTAACACCATTGAACGGCAACTTAATTAGTTGACGCTCTACCCAAAAGAATGTATTGCTACTATTTGCGTCAGGCAAGAAACGAACTGTTGCTGTCGTGCCTTCGTCAATGTTCCAATGGGGGTAGATAGAGTTATCTGATTGAGTATTAGAACTCTTGTTGTTTGTCTTATTGTCTTGTGCCGCGATACGGGCACGAATGTCTGCTAATGATGCCATGATAATATTTCCTTATAAAATTGAGATGGTCTCGTTTTTTAATATTCGCTACTTCCCTATGAAGTAACTAACATTAGAGATAGTATAGCAAAACTATCTCTCAATGTCAATAGTATTTATCCCGTTTGTGGGTAAACACATTTTTTTCTACGGTTTTTTACCCTTTTATATAGGGTAGTCCGATTAGGTTATCCAACATACGTGAATAAGTTTTGTCTAGGCTTTCACTAAACAAATCATTTTGTTTCAGATGTAGTGTTGAACTTTCAGGAGGTTGACCGAATAAATCAGTTTTTACCCAATTGTAAAATGCATCCATTGTTTGTTTTGATATTGGATTTTCTTCGTGTTTGAATAGAAAATCAATATTATCTTCGATTGTATATGCAATCTGATGGTCGCTATATGTTGGATGCTTCTTACTTAATTCTATAGCATATTTCTTTTTAAATGAACGAACCATCATTGGTAAATATTTTGCCATCCATTCAGCTTTATCCGGGTCGTGTGAATAGTCAAGTGCAGGTCTAACTGCCATATTAGCTTCTTCAAATACTTTACTTTCGGATCTGTTTTTAGTTGTTGATTTATCTTTTCCTTCATCACCAAATAATTCAGGATCTAACTCAGGTGGTTTAAATTGTTGTGTTGCACCCTGTGATGTAGCTTGTGCATTATCAATAGCACCCTGTGCTATTGTGGCTGCGTTTGGGCGAATAGAAGGTTTAACGAATCTAATATTACTTGCAATTTCATCAGCCATTTGTTGGATTTCACCCCTAAGATTCAGAATGTTATCTCTCTCTGTATTCATAAACTCATCAAAGTTTTCAATCTTTTCTTTAGCGGCATCTACGATTTGAGAATACTTTTGAATTTCTTCGGCAGAGGTTTTTTTATAGTCATCTGTTTTATCAATGTATTTTTGAAATCGTTCTTCTTTACTATCTAAATCTTGCTTTGTTTTTTCAAGTTGTGCGGCAACCGCATCATAATTGACATTTGCTTTACTTTGAATATTGTTTACTAGACTTTGTAACTTCTTAACATCAGCATCTTCTGCACCGGAACTATTAGCTAACGCAGAAATTTGTTGTTCAATTTCTTTATATTTTTCTGGATCCATGCCGGGCTTAGACTTAAGTGCTTCTAAATCTTTTTGTAGCTTCTCCAACTCATCAGCACTTACTTTAGCCTTCTGTTGTCTATCAGCACTACCAGTAGTTAATGTACCGCTTAGTTGTTTTAATCTTTCAACTTCACGGTCAGTCTCTTGCGCCTGTGCTTCATAATCTTGTAACTCTTGCCCAATAGACTTAATAGCATTCTGTTGAGTATTGATTAAGTTATTTTGTGCCGCATCAGTTTTCTGTTGTTGTACAGCCTTATCAGCTATGTATAAAGATAGTGCTTGTTGGCTATCATAGCCAGGAAACCTCAGCATGGCTCTCTGCATTAAATCGTTATCTAACGATAATGCAGGACCTTTTGGTGCTTCTCTTAACAATGACGATATTTTCATATTACTTTTTTAACAAACGTCTAATAGTATCTAGGTCGTCTTGACCTTCAAATGTTTTCTTAAATCCTTGTGCAAAGTCACTAGGATTTGGTGTAACTGAGCCGACCATTTTACCAAGCGCACCCATCTCACTGTCGTCAGCACCTTCACTCATTACTTGGTCAATAAGTTTTTTACCACCGTATAACACAGCCAATATTATACCAATTGGAATTGAATACTTAACTGCGGCACTTGCTAGTTCGGCAATTGTTTTTCCATCGATTGCATCACCGACTGATTGTGCTATTGCGCCGGCAGCTTTACCAACGTCACGGTATACTTCACCTACACCACCAACCATCTTATCTGCTACATCAGTAATAGCTTGATATGCTCCTACGCCAACACCAATTTGACCCGCATTTTGTGCGGCCGAACCTGCGGCTGATTTAGCAACATCTACTGTGCCACGTCCTATACCTGTGGCTGTTTTTCCAGCAACTTCAGCTCCGGCTTTGCCCGCGCCTGATGCCATCTGACCCAGTTTAGGACCAACTTTAGCTAATAAAGGCATAATAGCACGTGCACCTGCGGCTAACAATGGTGCAACTTCGTTTAGTTGTTCTTCTTTTGTTAACTCTCTACCTGCCATTTGACCAGCTGTTCCACCGGCTGCGCCACCTACAACTCCACCTATTGCCGCTCCAACTGGACCACCCGCTAGTGCTCCTAATGCAGATCCTGCAACTGTTCCACTAACACCGCCTAAAGTGCCGCCGGCAAGTTCACCCTTCCAGCCTTCACCTAACAATCTCATCATAGCATCAAGTTCTTCTTGCCCTTCTTTTACAGCTTGGTCTACATCGTGTATGTTCATATTCATCATATCACCATTTGATGTTTTTACTGTGACTGTGTTACCATTTACTTTAACAACTGTTCCTTGAGATACTTTCATACCTGGATGAATTTCAGTATCACCATTTCCTTCTTTTACAGGTTTTTCTTTATCGCTAAACTCAGCACGAATGTTTTGCATTGTTTTCTCACTGGCGTGTTTTTTTCCTGCGGCACGTAGTTTATCCATACCTTTTTTACCGTACTTCTTAATACCAAAAGATGCTTGTAGTGCGCTTTCGTCAATATCATCTTCAATGATATCTGAATCATCATTTGGTTTAGCCATGCTAGGTTTACCGTGTTGTGATCCTGCGGGAGCACCTACATCTTTTTGTATCTTTTTCAATAGTTCTTCATCACTGCCATGGCCCAATTTATCTAATACTTTACCACCAAATTTCTTAACTGCATCTGTAACTTTATCAAACATACCCTCATCGGCAATGCCTTTGCCATCACCTGCGCTGGCTAGTGTTTTCCATTTTTTAGAATCAGCTGGCTCTGTACGGTCATATGTTTTATGCACTGTTGGGGCTACTGCTTTATCTTGTTGTGCTCTAACTGCTGTGTACTTAACTTCAGGGGCTTTCCAAACACCATCCCAACCAAATGCAGCCGAGTCAGCTCCTTTTGTTGGGAGGCCGCCGCTAAATGCTTTATTATCTTTTCTATTCTGTTTTACTGCGGCAGCAAGTTTATCACGTTGATCTTGGTTATAAGGTCTTCCTAACTGATCGGTAGGAGCACCATATGCACCCTGTTGTGGTGTTTTCATCCAATCTGGTGTTACAAAACCAGCACGAACTGCTTCATCCATGCCCTCGCCACCCAATTTACGTGCTACTTGTTTGACCCAACCACTAACATCACTTGAACCAATTTCTTCAACATCACCCACAAAATCTGCAACATCGGCAATAGCGGCCAATACTTTATCAGGACCGTGCTTTAATAATTCAGGGTGTTGGCGTATGATGCGGCGAGTTATTGAACTTACTACTGGATCGTCAATATCATCTTCCGATTCTTCTAAATCAAATGCTTTTAAATTTTTAGCATCAGTTCTTACATTGTGTCCAAGTGTTTCAGCACCGGGAGCTTCTGTTAAACTATCTGCCCATTCACTTAATTCACCGACTTCTTTCATCTCTGCTACTTTTTTTTGTAGCTTATTCAATATTGGCATTACACTTTCAATACGCGGATCTAATGTTTCTTGTACAAATAACTCATTTAAGTTATTTTCTTCACTTTCTTCTTCCATCAAGGATGGTGTCCAGCTTTCAAAGTAGGTATTGTAACCACGATGACCAGTCATTCTGCTTAATGTCTCACGTAGACCTTGATAGTGATTGATACCTTCATTCACTAGTCGTTGTGCAGATTCATTGAACTGACCATTACGTGTAGCACGAACGAATGCACCCATCTTTTGATATTCTTCTACTAAACTTGTAACGTGATTCCAACGCTCACCGTGTGGCTTATCACCCTCAGCAATCAATCGACCATATACACGTGCTACGCCTGGCTTGATAGTTGGAGCTAAGAATCTTTCACCTTCACTATTCTCTAAAAAGATTTTAGCAATATTACGATAACGTTGCTCACCTTCTTCAATTTGGCGAGTGTGCTGTATTACAATCTTTACATTTGGCACAGCGTCATTGTAGCTTGCTTTTTTACCCATTGGGTAGTAACCTTCAGATATTCTTTCTTGCTTTTTCATATATTCCCTTTTTGCCATATCGTGTTTCAAATGGTCAATATTCTTTAATTCAAAACTCAATTGATATTTCTGTGCGAAACGCTTCAATTGATTTAATACTTTATACCAAGATTCATCTTCCCCGTGAGTTTCTTCTTTCTCACTATTAGCTACTTCATCACTAAAGTATACACATAACTTATGTAATCCATCAATAGAGATGGTTACTTTACCGTAATCCTCTCCGTCTTTGATAAAGTTAAATTGAAATACTTCTGCTTCTTCAGGAGTAGGAATCTCCTTACCTGAGGTATCTAGCATAGTAGGATCGAACCCTTTACTGTGTAAAAGGTTGAATAATGAACGGTTTAATGATTCTGAATTTTTTGGCATAATGTATTTATCTAACTTTAACCCATAACAGCATAGAAGGGCAATGGCATTATGACCTCATTGTGGTCACGAATTTGGTTCTCTAAGTCATAATGATAGTCACTTAACTGCTGTAGCATACGTGTTACTAACAAACTAGCCATAATCAAGTCGTCGGTGTCACCTACCTTAGCGGCATAACTACCACCGTGTGCCACAAACGCTTTTAATTCACTTATAAGACTGCGACTATTTACAGTCATTTTCTTGCTTTCAACTAGTGTTTTGAACTTAGCACAACTTGCTAATTTGCTTTTATTGGTTGTATTAAATCCTCTACGACCTTTGCCTACTTCACTGATAAAGATACCCGGGATATTTGATTCACCGTATTCGTTTAATGATACGATTGCGGCTTCACCAATTCCATTACATTCAATACTGTAATAGATGTTGTTAGGTTCGTTAGTGCATTCAGCAATATGTTTGTTAATTTGAGCCAATAGTTTAATCTGACTAGGAATATCAGTTTTATTGTGTTTCCATTCACCCACTTGAGTAGTAGTGTTTGCTTCAAAGATTTGAATAGCTGACGGGTCACCGCCTGTTCCAAGACTTGGATCTAAACCTACACAATAGATATTTCCTTTAGTAGGTTTCTTATACCATCGAACTTGTCCTATACGACTGACAGGCTCAATGCCTTCCATTGCAATTAATGTATTTGGATTAATCAATGTCTCATCAGCAATAATGAACTCACAACCAATCTCTCGGTTGAAACGATCCTCACCAAGCTGTGACTTCATTTCGGCAGCCCACTTATCATCTCTGCCTGGCTGTTCACTCCAATGCGCTCTGTACGCTCTGAATCCGTTAACTCCTACTTCAGTAGTGTTACCAAAATCATCTTCAGTTTTGTTGGCACCTTTCCAAATATAAGCAAATTGATCCTCGTCACTGTTTGGTGTGCTAGTAATAATTGCTTTACCACCGGTTGATAGTGTAGGAGTAATAGCTGTCCAAAATTCTTTAGCTATGCTTGGTCGAACGAATGCAAACTCGTCTAAGTATAATAGTGTGATAGACATACCTCGACCTGTGTTTTCAGTAGTTGTAGCACTAACAATACGAGATCCATTCTCAAAGTCTAATGAGCCTTTGTTGTATGTTGTTACACCTGCTTTGATATGATCGGGACAGTTTTCATATGCGTAGCGAATACGTTGCATAATCTCCTGAGCACCTGTATACTTGTGAGCCGCAACTAAGATAGTACTATCAGGAACAAACATTGCATACCACAACAAATATCCTGCGGCTGAAGTAGACTTACCTGACTGTCGAGGCATCAAACTAATTGAAAATCTATAATTATGATAGGTTTCAATCAGTCGTTTCTGATAACCCCAGGGGTGATAGACCATACTCCCTTTGGTAGGATGCTGTATCATAAAGAAGTTATCCATGAAATATAGATAACCTGTATCTGGGTCACAGCATTTAATAAAATCCTGTAATTCTTTATCAGTTTTAAAAACTGTTTTAGTATAAGGATTTTTTACTAATGAAGGTGTATTACTCATAGTGAGTATTTATATCCGTAAAAAAACGGCAGAGCCGTTTTTTATTATTTAATATCTAACGGTCTAGCTTTAGTAGCTAACACACAATAATATTTTTCTTTAGATGTTACTAACTCACTACTACCATTTGGTACTTGAATATCAAATTCTAAGTTGTTAAAGAAATCAATATTGAATCCGCAACGTGACAACAATGCGGCTAACTGTTGCTCACCTAATATGCTGTAATGATTCAAATTCCATTCGTGCCTGCGGTCACAGTTTGGTGCGGGAACTTCAATATAAATTTTACCATTTTGTTTTAAAACACGATTGTATTCCATTATACTAAAGATAGGATATGGACTATGTTCTAGTGCGTGACGCAAGAAAATGAAGTCAACACTTTCATCAAAGTATCCGTCTTTTTGTGGTAGAAAACTTAAATCATATTTTGCAATTTTGTGACCCTTATCTTCACAAATCTTAATATCGCCGGGACTTAATGTAACTCCGGTAACATCTGTGTAGTTGCGAGTTTTCATCTCATCCAAGAAATAGCCCGGGCCACATCCCAAATCTAATATTTTACTATTTTTTGGTAAGTTAATCGGGTCTATGTATTTTAGAACTACTTCCTTAGTAAGGTTTTCGTGCATTGGGCTGTTACCCTCATCATAGATATGAGCAGTATACAACCATTCGTTGTAAAATTTTAATTTGATTAAGTCAAGGGTGTTGTTAATGTCAATCATTGAGATTCCTGTAATTTGATATAATTACTTATTCTCAAAACTGACAGTGAAATTATTTTCTTTTGTAACCTTTAAAGGGTTTAATTATGCTTTGGGCATTTGTATCGGGTAATTCTTCACTGTCTAAATCACCTTTGTTTAAATCTATGTATTCTAATCCGGCAGCTTCATATGCTAACCTAAGCATATCTTGTTCTTCTTTGGTGTAAGGATGTGCAGTATTGTGTTTACCTACCCAACTTTCTGCAGGCATATCGATTGGATTTATTCCATCACTACTTGCTACAGCCATCATTAAACGATTTAAATCATATTGTCTGTCATAGCTGTCTATTTTCTTTGAAAAAATATTTAAACCTCGGGAGGCATGTTGTTGCTGTTTAGTTATTTTGCCAACTTTAGCTTCGGATATAAATTCATTTGCTCTCATTTTCTTTTATATCCCTTGAATCCCTTTATTGGACTATCTATACCGGTATCAGGTGTTTCTTCGCTATCTTTACTAGTAACTAATATTTTACCTGAAAGACCCATTTCACCTAAAGCAAAATCAATATCTTCTTCTATATCTGGATTCATATATCCAGACACTAATTGATTCTCTCCCCAAACAGACTCTTTATCCATTTTAGGTATATCACCATTACGAACAGCTCTAGCACCTGCTAATGCAACAGCAAATCTATATTGCAAATATGCATTTTGATTTTGTAATTGTGGTATTACCCAAGTAGCAGGTAATGGTTTAGTAATCCTGTCAGGCAAATTATTTTGCTCAGTTATAAACTCTTTTGCTCTCATTTAATTCTCTGTTGTTAAGATATCATTATTCTCTGTACCCAACACAGAATCAACATATCCGTTTAGACCAATATCAACACCAGGAGTTATTTCACCAATGAATGTAACCTGAGATGCTATAAAGTGTAGTATGAATGTATTTGCAATAGGGTTAGCTAAAATTCTAACATTACCACCACTTACATCCATATTGTATCTAGTCAGTGCATTACCCGCAAACGTCATAGCATAACCAGTAAACTTCACTGCATCATTGTTGTTAGTAAGTTGTGCTGAAATAGTAATCTGCTGGCTGTCAGGTGTTCCTGGATCACTTGAACGAATTTGGAATGATCCTTGAGTAAATGCATTTGCAGGATACTCATATATAACTTGTCCTGCAGTCAATCCGCTAGTATAAACATTACTTGTATTAACCGTAGTAAAGAATAGATTACTAAAGTTATTGTTAATCTTACCAAATGCTACTCGTAATGGATCACCTAAACCATCGTTAGGTGTTACACCAATGTTAATGTACTCTTGTGCCCCGTATGGGCCTTCAGTAGTAGTAAATGATAATAATTGAGGTTCAGTGTAAGTAGATTCAACAAGTTGTGTCGTATTGAATATAACTTGGCCAATATTTAAAATATTTTGTGTGCCACCATTGTTAGACACATTGCCTTCTGGAAATTGTGAGGAATCAATTAACTCTACGTTAGCACCGATTGTAGTGAATAAATTAGCAAAATTGTTGTTAATTTTATCAAATGCTAAACGAAGTGGATCACCGGACCCATCGTTTGGTATCTCACCTGTTTCAATAACTTCTTGTGTCATTATAATTCCTAGACTATAATGTATTTATCAGTTACCAAACATACCTTTGGGTTGTTGAATGATAACTTGTCGCTTGCTACGTTGAATTTCTTGTAGTGCTTTGATAGCTTGTATCTTTACTTCGTTGTCTGAACTCTTAACCATTTCAGTTAGTGCCGCTATACGTGCGGCTTCTGCTACCGTAGCATCACGACTCAATGACTTTTGTGCTTCTACATACACTGGATAGTTGTCTACTGTTGCACAACCGGTCAATAAACACAATGCTAATAATATGCTACTATTTTGCAATGTTATCATATATTTTCTTTTGTGCATTATACCAATCTTGCCAACCATCTACCTTAGCACTGCATTCCCAATACAATGAATAGTTATGTACAATAACTTTCATCATTTCAGTAATAGCTACTTTGTCACCTTCAATCTTCTTGAGGTCTTCACATTTCTTCATAAGTTCAGGAGTAGCATTAGGAAACTTTTGAGTTACAGGAACTGTCGTAGAACAGCCGGCAGCTACTACTAAGAATAATAAAATAAGAAATACGGTTAATATTGATGGCAATCTCATTTCTTTGCCTCCGAAGCCTTATTCAACTCGGCGGCTTGATTATGCAAGTCTATGAACTCTTTAGGAACGGGGCAGTTTTCAATGTACTTGATAACTTCTTCTCTCCTAATTCTTTCAGGACCTTCTACTTCTTTAATTATTTCTTTTGTATTCCATTTATCAACATACTTGATAATGTCACGACCTTTTTCACGGATCACTTTAGTCTTTTCAACAACTTTTTCTTGTATTTCTACATTCTTGTTTGCGGATTCAGCTTCAGCTTTTGCTACTTTAGCTTCCATTTCTTTGACTCTAAGTTCCCATTCTTTATAGTCGGCTAATCCGCCCTCTAGATATACACCCAAAACTAGAACAAGTAAACTAATGACTTGTATTGCTAGTTTATAAGTTTTGACAAAAGGAATGAATCCTAGGACAAATCCTGCGATTGTGCCCAAAATACCCAATCCAAAGATTGTATGTATTGCGGCTTCGGGTAGTATTGATAATATCCACATAGTATTCTTATTTATACATTTATACTTTTATATTTTTTAGTATATAAATTACCGGAACAATAACAAGATTCATATGGGCATTTTACATATTCATCAATAAATGATACTTCATCTACATCCAAGTCAGCAATTATACCGGATATTTTACAATCCATTTGTCCTCGTCTACACAAATTATTTTCTACGGTTAATACATCATTATTAACATTACACATCCAATTTAAAAAATGATTTTGATTTTGTTTAATTAATTCTTGTGCCCCACTAAACACCTCAACTGTACCATTATCATATGTGATAGCAATTTTATTTTCATATTGATTTTCCAATGGTATATCTGATTGAGTTTTATTTAATTTTTTACCAAAATATGATTTTTTGATATATTCTATCTGTGAGTCTGTCAGGTTTAACTTTATATCATAATGACCAGGGGAATTCATATGCTTAATTTCAATTTTACTGGCTGTATTTTCTAGTAAAAAACTGAGTGATTCCATTACTAAATCCATAGTAGTATGTGTGTTTGTATGAGTTATAAAACAATTAGTTTTTGTAGGTTCATCATGGAATAAATTTAAAACTTCTGCTACGTGTTTATAATTGGTCGTTTGTTCGGGATGATATGTAACATACAATGAATCTAAAATTTTTGCATCTTTACATTCTTTCCACCATCTCAATGTCCTGCTTCCATTAGTAATTAAACATATATAAGCCCCCTTAGATTTTAAGTAAGACAATAATTCAATAAACTCAGGGAATAATGTGGGTTCACCACCTGTCAATATAAACCAAGGGTTAGGACCAGTTGCACTAAGTAATTTGTCTACATACATTTTATAGGTGTCTAGTGACTTCCATCTTCTATCTCCTATCTTGTGTTCAGGGCCACAAAAAGAACAATTATAATTACAAACGTTATGTAAAGACCATTCAATGGTTTTGTGAGTTGTAGGTCTTACTTTTTCTGATGCTATGGGGATTATATTCATATATTATTTATAAAACTCATAGACCTTGTTAACTACATAGTCTACTTCTGCATCGGTCAATTCTGGATACATCGGGAGACTTAGTACTCCCCTAGAAAGCATTACACTAGTGCTTAGTAAATCCGGCTTTATTAAACTATGTCCAGTGGGTAAATCACCTAATACATACTCATAATGAACTTTGCTATCTATCCCGTGTTCTTTTAGATATGATTGTAATCTATTTCTATCATCCAGATACATTACAAACTTCTGATGTGCGTGAGGGTCTACTGTATCTGACAAACAACGTAAAGGTAATTCTTTAAACTTATCACACCAATACTTCGCTATTTTACCTCTACGCACTTGCCATTCATCTATGTACTTTGCTCTAACTAATATCTGAGCACAATCTTGTTCACTCATCTTACTGTTAGTTCCTACATCATGGAACGCAGGCTTATTGTTGTCTCTATGTGTTGCGGCAAACAAATATAGTTGTTCATCATTGGTAACGATTGCACCACCGTTACCTGAACTAGGTAAGTTCTTTGTAGGGTCAAAGCTGATAGACATACCACTACCCACGTCACCGTCACAAACTAACCAGTGTTGTGCTCCGTCTACAATCACTGCATTTGCGCTAGCATATCCTGCAATAGGCCATGGCTTACGTCCACCGTAACCCATAACACAAGTATATCCCTTTAGACTATTCTCTACATCAATAACACCGTTCTTATCTGTATCAACTAACTCTACATCCCATCCTGCAGATAGCAATGAGTTTAGTGTTGCTGGATAAGTTAAGTTGGGTATACGAATTTTAGGAGTATTTTTAAATGTCTCTAAGTGTTTCTTTTTCTTGTATCGTGCAATAATCTCTAATGCCTGTGTACCACTGTGAACAGTAACAGCATACTTTGTTTTAGTACGATGCTTTAACCATTCTTCAAACGAGCGGGTATAATGTCCGCCCACCAGTTGTCCATCTTTGAGGGCACGGTGAGTTGCATCAAGCAACTCTTCACCGATGTTCTTATACTGTCTTGCTAGACCAAAGTGGGGGATTTGCATTTTTTTGCCCAAGCTATATACCCGCCATTAGCAACAGACCATGGGCAATATTGTTCCCATAATGCCTTTGATTGGTCAGGATATTCTTTCATCAACTTGTCTATATTGATTCTAGATTTATATCCATCTAGAGTCCAATCGTGTGCTTTTAATGCGGTTTCTAATTCGTTCATT